ACCGTGCGCACCACCGCCCGGCCGGCCTTCGTCTCGGTAGTCCCTCTCTCCTCGTTGCCAGAACAGCACGGGGAGATCGGCCAGTGTATCCGCAGATCGAGGACGAAATGACCGCCGTCGACACCTTTGCGAGGGACTGGACGGACCGGCTTCAGCGCCGGGAGATCATGCGCTCCGGGGGCACCGTCCCCGATGCGCGGCGTGTCGTGGCCCGCCAGATCGGCGTGGCGCCGGGCACGCTGGAGAACATCACACGAGGCCGCACCAAGGGCGTGCGGGGCTGGATCGTAGAGCGGATCAAATCCGCCGTGATCCGCGAACTGGAGGCCGAAATTCGTGGGGCACAGCATGACCTGGAGATCGTTCGCAGGTGCGGCGTGGACCCTCGTTCGTCTGCGTTTTCTGCGGTTGAGGCTGCGGTGGAAAGCGCGAAGCAGCAACTGAGCAGCCTGCGATAGGAGCACCTGGACGTGCCGTACACCATCGAGAAGGGCATTCCCCTGCCGGGCAAGGGTGACGCCGAACTGCGCGACACCCTGAAGGAAATGGACGTTGGCGACAGCTTCCTGATGGAAGGCGTGTCGGCCCGCAACGTCGGCACCCGGCTGGGCATCATCGGCCGCGAGATCGGCGCACGCTTCCTCGCGCGCACGTGCACGGGAGGGGCGCGCGTCTGGCGCGTCGAGGGCATGCCGGAGCCGCTGAAGCCCCGCGCGAAGAAGACGCGGGCTCGGAAGCCGAAGGCCGTGCAGCCGGCCGAGACGGCGCCGCTCCAGGCCGCGGAGTGACGCGATGTCGGAGGGGCACAACGGCGTGAACGTCGGCCAGCTCAGGTCGCTGGTCGAACGGATCGAGCGGCTGGACGCGGACATCAAGGACCTGAACACCGACAAGTCCGAGGTGTTCAAGGAGGCCAAGTCGGCTGGCTACGACACGAACATCATCCGGAAGATCGTCAAGGCCCGGGCGATGGACGACAACAAGCGGAAGGAGGAGGCCGCGCTGTTCGAGCTCTATGCCGACGCGCTCGGCCTCCAGATGGGCCTGCCGCTGTGACGCAGTGCATCGTCGGCATAGACCCCGGCATCAGCGGCGCCGTCGCGTTCTTCTTCACGGCGGCACCCGAGATGGTGTCAGCCGAGGACGCGCCGGTCGTCGCCGGCATGCTCGACGCCGCCACCCTCGCCGCCCGGATCAGGCAGATGAAGCCCGACATGGCCATCGTCGAGCAGGTCTCAGCGCGGCCTGGGCAGGGCGTGAGCAGCATGTTCCGGTTCGGGCAGGCCTTCGGTACCGCCATCGGCGTCATCGCCGCCTGTGGCGTCCCTGTGCGGTTCGTGGTGCCGACGAAGTGGAAGAAGCACTACGGCCTGTCCGCCGACAAGGAGGACGCCCGCAAGCGCGCCCTCCAGCTCTGGCCGGCACGGGCTGAACTGTTCCAGCGGAAGAAGGACCACGGCCGCGCAGAAGCCGCCTTGCTGGCCCGCTACGGGGCGGAGGTGCTGCGCTGATGGCCGTCTACGTCCGAAAGCTGTTCCTACGCGGCCTCGACACCGTCGACATCGCACGCCTGCTGAAGATCACCGAGGCGGAGGTCTACCGCCTGCTGCATGCGGTGCAGCCGTGATCCCCGGCGTCCGCTGCCACCCCCAGACCCGCACGATCGAGCGCGATGGCGTGTCCGTCGTTCTGGAGCACGCGCCCATGCTCGCCATGGAGGCGCTGCTGTGGGGCGGCTCCTACAACATGCGCGACTTCCTCGTGCGCGTGCACGGGAAGGCTTGGGCCAAGCACCGGTTCGACACCGCCCGCCATCACCGCCTCATGAGCCAGGTCCGCAAGGCCGCGCGCGTGCTCGGGCTGGAGCTCGTCACCATCGGGACGGACTACCGGATCGCGGAGGCGGCATGACCATCGCCGAGGCCGCCGCGCACCTCCAGGCCATGCTCGACGCCATGTACAGCGGGCGCTCCGTCCGCACGACGGCGGAGTTCCAGGCTGACCTGCGCGCGCTGCACGTGGCTATCGCGGTGCTGAAGGACGCGGCGGATGCCAACCGTTGAACCGCCCCTCCAAGTCTCAGACCACGCCGTCGTGCGCTGGATCGAGCGCGTGCATGGCATCGACATGGACGCCATCCGCTCGCGCATCGTCGCCGAGATGGGCAAGGCCGTCGCCATGGGCAAGCGCGTCGGGCAGGACACGTTCACCGTCCGCGCCGGCTCACACAAGTTCGTCGTCAAGCGGGGCGTCATCGTGACCGTCCTGCCAGCCAGCATGGATGCAAAGCTGTGACCGCCGCCCACGACATCGCGTCGGACCTGCGCGTCGCGGCCGTCGACGCCGAGGCCGTCATGATCGGTACGGCCATCGTCAGCCCCGAGGCCGTCGACAGGGCTCGCGCCATCGTCGAGCCTGAGGACCTGTCCGAGGACCTGCACCAGCGCATCTGGCGCGCCATCTGCGACACCCGCGACCGGGGCGACCTCGTGTCACCGCGTCTCCTCGCCGCCGCCGTCGGCAACACCCAGCTCGTGGCCGGGATCGACGTGCAGGAATATCTGCACCGCATGATCAACGCCGCCGCGCCCGCGGGCATGGTTACGTCCTACGCCCGCGAGGTGCGCCGCCACGCAGACCTCCGCCGCGTCGTCGGTGTCGCCCGTGACATTCTCCTTCAGGTCGAGCAGCAGCCCTCGGGCAAGCCCGCAGACTTCGCCGCACAGGCCATCGAGCACCTGGACGCCGTAGCAGCCTCACAGGCCGGCTCCATGGCCCGCGTGGGGCTCTCCAGCGCCGCAGGGAGCGCGCTGGACGAGGTGGAGCGTGTCAGGGCCGGCGGGACCCAGAACCGCACCTCGTGGGGCATCCGCTCTCTGGACCGCATGACGCAGGGCATGCACCCCGGCCAGCTCATCGTCGCCGCCGGCCGGCCCGGCATGGGCAAGACGGCATTCGGGCTGCAGGTGGCCCTGAACGTCGCCCTGCGCGGCCGCACCGTCTACTTCGTGTCTCTCGAGATGGTCGATCAGGAGCTGGCCCAGCGCGCCCTCTCCGCCCTCGTCTACGGCGAACGTGGCGACCTCATCACCTATCGGGACATCTCCGACGCCAAGGGCCTCACGGAGGCCAGCATGGAGCGCCTTCGCCGCGCCCGCGCCCGCATGGACGCCATGGCCTTTGAGATCGAGCAGCAGGCCGGCCTTACTCTTTCGCAGATCTCCGCCCGGGCCCGGCGCGTGAAGGTGTCCGCAGATGTCCGCGGAAATCCGCTCGGCCTCGTGGTCATCGACCACATGGGTCTGGTGCGTCCGTCCGGCCGCTACGCTGGCAACCGCGTCCAGGAGGTGGGCGAGCTCTCCGGCGGGCTGAAGGTGCTCGCCAAGGAACTGGGCGTGCCCGTCCTCGCCCTGTGCCAGCTCAACAGGGCCGTGGAGAGCCGCGAGGACAAGCGGCCGTCCCTGGGCGACCTGCGCGACTCCGGCTCCATCGAGCAGGACGCGGACATCGTGCTCGGCCTCTACCGCGAGGCCTACTACCTCGAGCGCAAGCGCGATCGCACGGAGGCCGAGGAGAAGCGCTGGATGTCCAGCCAGCTCACCCTCGACGTGGAGGCGCTGAAGCTCCGGCAGGGCAAGGCCGGGACCGTGCGCCTGCATTGCGCCATCGGCTGCAACGTCGTCGCGGAGCCTGCGGAATGATCGACAACATCGGCGCCTATGTCGCGAGGCTGATCGAACTCGGCGTTCCGGCAGCGGAGGCCGCGACAATCGCTGCCGAGATCTTCGTGGCTGGAGTGCAAGCTTCGGCCTATCGCAACGACGTCAAGCCGCGCTCTGCTGGGGCTAATCGCACTGCACGCTGGCGTGAGCGAAAGGCGTCACAGAACGTCACAGAACGTCACGGTGACGTCACGGTGACGCAATCCCCTGAGGTTTCCCCTGCACCCCTTCCTAACCCCTCCAAAAACCCCCCTAAAGGGGGTCAAAAAGGTTCCCGGATCAATCCGGACTGGAGGCCATCGGAAGCCGATCTGCTGAAGGCTAGGGAAGCTGGACTTTCAGAGGCCCAGATCAGCCGAGAGGCCGAGAGGTTCCGTGACTACTGGCTTGCCAAGCCCGGCAAGGACGGCAGCAAGGCCGACTGGCCGGCGACATGGCGGAACTGGGTGAGAAGTTCCGCCGACCGGCTGGGCCTGCAGCCGCGCACCGTCGAGCCTGATCCCCCGATCCCCAAGGCCGTTCCCGCCTCCAGCCCCGAGGAGCTGGACAGGCGCAAGAGGCAGGCCGTGGCCAACGGCTATTGGTCGCAGATGCTGTGGGGACCGGTCCCCGACGACATCCGGGAAAGGGTCAACGTCCAGTGAAGCAGCCGGCCATCGTCCGCGAGTACCACGAGCTGCTGATGGCCATCGACGCCAGGCGCCGCGAGCTTGGCATGCCGATGATCGAGCTGGACGAGCGCGCCGGCCTGCCGCTGGGCTACGTCGGCAAGCTGCTGACCGACCCCACGAAGCGCAACGCGAAGACGCTGGGCCGCACGTCGCTGGGGCTGGTGATGAAGGCTCTGGGGGTGGAGATCGTGGTGATGCACGCCGCTGGCGCGCATGCCTCTGAACCTCAAGCGTCACAAGGCGTCGCGGCCACAACGGTGCACGAGCGAATGAAAAATCTTGCGAGCAACGGAGCCATCAAGCTCAACGCCCGGTTCACCCCCGAGCAGATGTCGCGGCGGATGCGCCAGCGGGCTCGTCTCAGGTGGGCCAAGGTGCGCGAGGAGAAGCGCCGCCAGAAGGCCAGGGAAGCCCGCAGGCTTGAGCAGGAGGCCAAGGAGCAGCGCAGGGCCGAGAGGGCTGCGCAGGCGGCTGCGGAGGCCGCACAGCAGGTGCAGGAAGGGAATGCTGTCAGCCCCGCGCCTTGACGAACACGGCCTCGGCCGGTGCCACGAAGTCGGAGCCCTCCAGCGTGGGGGCTCTCATCGTCTCGTCGACCGTGAACCAGTGGGCCATGGTCCTGACGATCTGCGCCGGGTTCTCGTGGATGATCGTGCGCATGATCCGCTCCAGCTCGGCGAACGTCACGCGCCCCTTCGCCCGCTTGTGGACATGGGTGGCGTACGTCGCTCGCCGCGAGAGGTGCCAGACCTCGATGGGCGCGATCCTGACGGCCGGATAACGGGGTGCCATGCCCCACCGTCACCCCGCCGGCGCCACCCCTCAACGCACCGTCGAAAGGGGCTGCGGGCGTGCGTGACGCACGGACGCGCACACACGCACGCGTGCAACCGGCGTGCCATGAACCGTCAAGAGCAGCCTGTGGATAACTCATGCGGTAGCCGGATACCGCAGCCATTGATAACGCTCACGAATTCGCCCCCACGTGTGACCCGGAAGGACGGTGCGTTGCCGCCATGTTGCGAAAAACAGAGCCTCGCAAAGACCCCTCGCGCGGAACCTCAACAGTGAACCGTCAGAGCAACGCGCTGCCAGAGCCCACTCGGGCCGAGCGCAAGAAGGCCCGAACGGACCTCACGCCTCCCGAGGACAACCCCAAGCTCTACGACCTCCTCCAGCTCTGGATCCACGACCGCGTGGACTTCAAGCAGGCCTGCAAGACCGTCGGCCTCCGCATCAACCGCGCTCGCGACATGATCCGCGACCCCAAGGTCAGGGCGAAGTACGACAGCGAATTCGAGGTGCTGCGCACGATGGAGCGCGTGCCCAGCGTTCACCGACTGATGTGGTTGCGCGACAACGCGAGCAGCGAGCGTGTCCAGCTTGAGGCTGCGCGCGTGCTCCTCGCGGACCAGGGTGGCGAGTCCGCACGCGTGAACGTGTCGGTGAACGTGGTCCCGGGCTACGTGATCGACCTCTCCGGGGACGCCAATCAGGCCCGTGTTGGGCGCGTTCCCGAGGTGATTGACGCGACGGGACGCGAGATTTCAGTGGGTTACGAGCGATCCGCACCAGACACGCAATCTGGGGACGACGCCGAGGAGGGTGAATGAGCCCGCTGGCGCACGAGCGAGCATGCGAGGGGCCGGTGGGGGGCAAGCCTGGCCGCAAGCGTGTGGACGAGGCCCGGGGGGCAAAACCGGGTCGGCCTCGCCTGGGGTCGTACTCCCCCCACACGTGTCTCCTGCCCTGCATGTCGCGGTGTCTGGAATTTCTGCCCGCTGGAATTTTGCGGGGTCTGGTGTCGTTGAGGTTCCACGTGCGTGCGTGTGCACGTGCGCGAGGGGAGGGTGAGATGAGCGGCGAGGTTTACATGGCGGTCCGGAAGCTTGCTGGCGGCGGTTATGTCGTCGAGGGTTCCGGGCGCGAGAGTTTTTCGGCGACGGCGGTAACGCGGTTCGAGGAGATCGCGGGGGTTCTGCGGCGGGCGTTCGGGGAATTTGATACGCCGGCCGAACCCGAAGGGCTGGCGAGCGACCGGTTCTTGCCGCTGACGGGGACTGCTCATGCGGAGGTGGTGAAGGCGCTCAGGCCTGGGGTTGGGGCTGTGTGGCAGGGGCGAGACGGGGTCATCACGGGCACGGTGAAGGAGGTGCGTGCGGATCAGGCCCCGCCGGTTGCGGTCATGGAGAATGGAATGGTGGCACCGTTCGACCGGATCTTCTTTGTGACGGTGGCTGATGTCTGACGACGCGACGATCCAGCGAGATGCCGAGGGCCGGCCGATCTACCGGCCTGACGGTGCGACGCTGCGGGGGTTCATGAAGTCGAACGCGCGGGTGCGGATCATCCGGGGGCCGATCCGTTCTGGCACGTCGTCGATGTGCTGCATGGAGATTTTCCGGCGGGCTTGCGAGCAGCGGCCGGGGCCGGACGGGTTGCGGCGGACGCGGTGGGGGGTGGTTCGGAACACGTACCCTGATTTGCAGCAGACGACGGTGAAGACGTGGCTGCAGTGGTTCCCCGAGAAGGACTTCGGGCGGTTCGTGTGGGGGAAGCCCCTGACGCATGTGCTGCGGAAGGGGGACGTGGTGGCGGAGGTGTTCTTCCTGGCGCTGGACCAGCCGGAGGACGTTTCGAAGCTGAAGTCGCTCGAGGTGACGGGGTGGTGGTTCAACGAGGGTGAGTTCACGCCGAAGGAGGTGTTCGACGAGGCGGAGTCGCGGGCGGGGTACTTTCCTCCGGTGAAGGATGGCGGGGCGACGTGGAGCGGGGTGCTGATGGACCTGAACGCGCCGTCGTCGGACCATTGGTTGCCGCTGATGACGGGCGAGGAGCCGTTCCCGGAGGACATGCGGGAGGAGGACCGGGTTCAGTACCACTGGCCGGCGGGGTGGGAGTACTTCGTCCAGCCGCCGGGCCTGGTGGAGGAGAAGGGCCCGGACGGGCGGACGGTGACGGGGTACAGGATCAATCCGGAGGCTGAGAATTTGCGGTGGATACCCAAGATCGAGGGGAAGCCGCTGTACCTGGAGACGATCAAGGGCAAGTCGAAGCGGTGGATCGACAGCCGGATCATGAACAGGATCATCGCCCCGGTGGAGGGCGAGCCGGTCTGGCCGGAGTTCGTCGAGGAGACGCACCTTGCCCGGCAGGAGATCCCGCCGAACCCGAACTGGCCGTTGTTCGTGGGGCTGGACTTCGGCCGGCGCCCGGCGGCGGTGTTCGGGCAGCTGATCAACGACCGGTGGGTGGTGCTGTCCGAGCTGACGGCCACGGACGTGGGGGCGACGGTGTTCGCTCCGATGGTGAGGCGGCACATCGAGCAGCATTTCCCCGGGCACGCGGACCGGTTCTTCCGGCAGGGGCTGAGGGACGCGGTGCTGCTGTATGGCGACCCCAAGGGGGCCGACAAGGTGCAGTCGGACGAGCGGACGGCCTATGACGTGTATGCCGACCACGGGATGCGGGTAAAGCCCGCGCCGGTGCCGACGAACTCGATCGTGACGCGGATCGAGGCTGTGGCGTTCATCCTCAACGGCATGCGGGACGGGATGCCGCGGTTCCTGCTGGGACCGGCGTGCCGGGTGCTGAAGGCGGCCATGGGCGGCGGGTATCATTTCTCGGAGACGAGCCGGAGGGCCGGCGACCCCAAGCCCGAGAAGAACCGGTACAGCGATATAGCCGACGCGCTCCAGTACATGGTGCTGGGGGCGGGCGAGGGGCGGGCCATGACGGGACGGGCGCGGCTCGGGGAGTCGAAGCTGTCCGTCGTCCACAAGGGCAAGCGCGGGAGCCAGCGGAGGCTGGTGTGACGTTCGACTTCTCGGCCTTCGACACCCCCTACACCTGGCTGGTGTGCTTCCACGTCCGGGCGGCGACATGGTGGGTGCGCAAGGTCCCCGGTCGCTACAAGCACGTGTCGGCGATCGGCCTGTGCCCGCGCTCGCGGGTGTGGATCGGGTTCGACCCTGCGCTGGACCGGACGCGGATCTGGGTCGTCCCGGACGGCCCGGACGTGGTGCGGCTGCTGTCTTCCTGGATCGACGACGCCAAGGTCGTGGCGATGCCGGCTGGGCCCGGCGGAGGGGTGGTGCGGGGGCTGTGGTGCGTGCCCGCGGTGGCCCACATGATCGGCCTGCGGAGCGGTGCGTTGCGGCCCGACGCCCTGCTGCGAGATTGCCTGCGCAACGGTGGCAGGGTTCTCGCGGACGAAATCGATGGGGTTCAAGGCACCGAAGACACCGCAGATCCCGCAGGACCCGCAGCTTGCCGTGCAGCAGCAGGCGGCCGAGCGGGACAAGATGCTGGAGATCCAGAAGCGGGTCGGCACGGAGACGGATGACCTGGTGCGCCTGTTCGGCGCCCGCTCGGCGATGGCCGGCGGCGGCATGAAGGCGCCCGTCCTTGGCTTCTGACATGAAGATGGACGGCGCGGGCAAGCCGGCCAAGGCGATGGCCCCGGCCGCGATCCCCGACGACATGCAGAAGGAGGCGAAGCAGCGCCTCGACGACTGCCGCGCCCAGAAGCGCAAGTTCGACCGCAACCTGCGCGAGGCCTACTTCTTCACGGCTCCCGACCGCGCGCAGGCCGTCCAGTCCGACACCCGGACCCCGACCTACAGGCCGCAGGAGGTGGGTGACCTCCAGATCACCATCGGGTTCGAGGAGAGCGAGAACTTCGCCACCACGCTCATCAACTCGTTCATGCCGCAGGGCATGCCGTGGGTCGACCTGAAGCCGTCGATCCGGGTCGCCGAGGAGATGCAGCAGGAGGTGGCCGAGAAGGCCAAGGAGCACGTCAAGGCGACCTTCGGCTTGATGAACGAGTCGAACTTCTACGCCGAGCTGGGCGTGGCGATGAACCCGGACGCGAGCCTGGGGACGTTCGCCCTGTGGATCGACGAAGGCCGCATGCTGCACGACCCGGTGCAGTGCAACGCGATCCCCCTGCGCGAGCTCGAACTGAACGTCGGCCCGGACGGCAACATCGACGACCGCTTCAGGGTCTGCCATACGCGCAACCGGTTCATCCGGCCGTTGCTGGGCAAGCGCGAGATCGCCCTGCCGGCGGACATCGAGAAGCAGATCAAGGACAACCCGAACGGCGAGACGGTCCTGCGCTGGGGCTTCTGGCGCGACTGGAGCCGGTTCGACGACGTGGTCTGGTGCCATGTCATCATGGTCAAAGACGTGGTGGTCTACTGCACCACGCTGGAGGGCGACGGGGCCTGCCCGCTGGCCGTGGCCCCGTTCAACCGCCACCCCGAGTGGGCGTTCGGCACCGGCCCGGCGATCAAGGCCCTGCCGGAGATGCGCCACCTGGACGACATGTCGGCGGCGGAGACGGAGAACGTAGACCTCAGCCTGCGGCCCCCGATGGCCTTCCCCGACGACAGCTTCGCCCAGATCGAGGGCGGGGTGGAGTCGGGCGGCTGGTACGCGATCCGGCCGGGCACCGAGGGCGCGGTCAAGAAGATGTACGAGCCGAACAAGCTCGAGGCCGCCTACTTCGACCAGACCCAGCGCGAGCGGCGCGTGCGGAAGCTGTTCTACAACGACTTCCCCGAGCAGCGCGGCGACACGCCCCCCACTGCCACGCAGTGGATCGACGAAATGGCGATGGCCCAGCGCAAGATCGGCACGCCCGGCCTGAAGTTCTGGCTGGAGGGCCCCTGCGCGATCTTCAAGCGGTTCTACTGGCTGGCCAGGAAGCGCAACCTCGTCCAGGACATCACCGTGCCCGGGACGAACGGGGCTGTGTCGCTGCAACCCTACAATCCGACGCAGCGCGCCCAGAACCAGCAGAAGCTCGCCACGGCCGCCCGCGTCGGGCAGCTCGCCGCGTCGTTCTTCCCCGAGGAGTTCAAGGTTGCGTTCGACGGCGGCAAGACGATCACGAAGATGATCGAGCTGGCCGATGTCACCGATGTGTTCGTGCCGCGCGACAAGCAGGATGTCGCGAATGCTGTCGGGCAGCTCTCGCAGCTTGCCGGAGCCGGGCAGGGCAGGTTCCCGCAGATCCAGCCTGGCGCCATCGGGGGCCCGGCCCCGCAATGATCGCCTATCGCGAAGAGGAAATGCCGGAAGTGTGGGCTCGGATCGGGCTCACGGACGACGGCCGCCGGGTGCGCGCGCAGCTCGCCGCGCTGCTGATGCAGGGTCCGCCGACAGGGTGCGAGGACGGTGCGTTGCGGGAGGCAGTCGGTCGCCTGAGGTTTGCTCGCGAACTGGTTGCTCTCCTGGATGGACCCGATGGCGGAAGACGCCGTGCAACAGACGACCCAGCAGTCCTCCTCGTCAGGGGGAAGCCCGCAGAGCCAGCCGGCCGCGGCTCCCGCCCCCGCGTCCCAGACGCAGACGACTGAGGCAGCAGGCCCCGGCGAACGCCCGGGCTGGCTCCCCGAGACCTTCTGGGACGCCGAGAAGGGCCTGAAGTCCGACGACTGGGCCAAGCACGTCGACACCCTGACGCAGACCGCGGCGAAGGCCGCCGAGCGCATGGCCGGCGTTCCCGACAAGGCCGAGGGCTACGAGCTGAAGCTGCCGGAGGGCGTGAAGCTCCCGGACGGCATCGAGCTGAACGCGAAGGACCCCCGCCTGATCGCCGGCCGCGAGATGGCCCTGAAGTACGGCATCCCGCAGGAAGGGTTCGAGCAGTTCGCGGCGATGATCGCGACGAACGATGCGACCATGATCGAGCAGACGATCAAGGCCGCCGACGAGCAGTTCCAGGCGGCCACGGCCGAAAGCCTGAAGCAGCTCGGCCCGCAGTCTGCGGCGCGCGTCGATGCCGTGAAGCAGGGCCTGGTGGCGCGGCTCGGTGAAGAGCAGGGCGCGGTCCTCGGCAAGCTGCTGATGGGCAAGGAGATCGTCGAGGCGTTCGAGGCCGTCCTGAAGTCGGGCACCTCGTTCAATGCCAGTGGGCGTACCGGCGAGCCCGAGCCGGGGAAGATCGAGGGCTACGAGAAGATGTCGTTCCGCGAGCGCTGGGCGGCCTCCGATCGCATGAAGCGCGCCGGCTGACATTCTGACGAGACAAGGACCAGACGATGGCAACGATCAACGCATCCATCACCACCCCGATCTCCCTCATCGAGTATGCGCAGACGATGCCGGAAGGCGACAAGACGCGCATCTTCGTCGAGAACATGGTGAAGACCTCCGACGTGATGGCCGCGGTGCAGTTCCTGCCCGCCCAGAACGGCAAGCGGTCGTACCTCGACATCGGCTCCCTGCCGACCGTGGGCTTCCGCAACTTCAACGCCGCGGGCAACGAGCTGACCGGCTCGTTCAACCTGCGCGAGGAAGACACCTTCCCCATCGACGAGTTCGTGAAGGTCGATCGCGCGCTGGTCGCCCGCCTCGGCGAGGACCACAAGGCCAAGCAGATCGAGCTGAAGACCATCGCCCTCGGGCAGTATTTCAGCCAGATCTTCGTCAAGGGCGACTCGTCGTCCGCGACGAAGCAGCCGAACGGCCTCCAGCTTCGCTGCAACAACTACGTCTCGGGCAACCTGACGGCCGGCAACCTGATCCCGAATGCCACCGGCTCCGGCGGCGCGGCCCTGTCGCTGGCCAACCTCGACCAGCTCTACTGGTCGGTGAACAAGCCCACGCACTACATCTTCCCGCGCGCCCTGATGCCCTATGTGGAAATCGCGGCCCGCAACTCCTCGCTGGTCAACCAGGTGTTCTCGTACGCTCCGGACCCGAACAACATGGGCCGCCGGATCATGTCGTATAAGGGCCTGCCGATCCTCTACGGCTACGACCCCGACGACACCCCCGACCTGCTGCCCTTCACTGAGGTGGCCTACGGCGGCGGCGGCGCGGTCACCTCCTCGATCTACTGCGTGTCGTTCCGTGACGGTGGCCTCTACGCCATCGAGCAGACGCCGCTTTCGGTCGAAGACGAGGGCGCGATCCCGGGCACCCCGTTCATGTCGACCCACATCAAGTGGGACTGGGGTATCGCCCGCGAGCACCCGCGCGCCGTGGCCCGCCTCTCCTCGATCACCCTCGCGACCATCGTCGCCTGACCCTGGCGGGCCGGCTTCGGCCGGCCCTGCCTCCTGCTGACGCTGACCCAGAACTCCGGAGACGACGATGGCACTTGCAGCACCCACCCTTCCCTCTATCCTGCCGGAGCGCAGCGTTCCGCAGGATGCCAACCTGACCTTCACCACGGGTCAGACGATCACCTCGACCGGCTACTTCTCGACCGGCGGCGCGACCCAGCTCGACCTCCTGAGCGGCGCCCGGAAGGACGGGTTCTGGTGCATCGACATTTCGGCGATGGACCTGGCCTCCGGCGACGAGACCTACAAGCTCTTCCTGCTCGGCTCGAACGACAGCGGCTGGACGAACGGCGCGGTCGAGATCCTGGCCACCCGCGATTTCGCCGCGGCCTCGTCCGGCCGCCTGATCGCGACCATCGTCCCGGCCTCCTACGCGGTGCCGATCACCGGCCGCACGGCGACCCGGTTCGCGATCCCCTTCACGAACTTCCTGGGCGCCTACTCCTTCCGCTACCTGCAGATGTACGGGGTGCTCGGCGGGACCACGCCGTCCATCACCCTGTCGAGCTGGATCACGTTCGACGACTGCTGAGCAGTCAGTCCCTCGGACCATAGAGGCCCGGCCGTCGTCTTCGGGCGACGGCCTTTTCACAGGAGAACCCGGTGTTCACGACGATCTATCACGTCACGGATGGCCCCCAGACGCTCTACACGGTCGACGCCAACGAGGCCGTCGCGCGCAGCCCGCGCGAGTGGTCTCGCACCCCCTGGTATCAGTCCCCGCAGAAGGCCGACGACGGCGGCGAAGCAGTGAAGGCGGATGACGGCGGAGTGGCCATCAAGGCCGTCGACACCCCCGTTGACACCCCAGTCGAAGACCCCGCGACCCCGGCCCCGTCGAAGAAGAAGTGACGCCGTGAACGACCAGGCCCTCACCCTCCTCAGTGCTGTTGTTGCGAACGGCTCGTCCTCGCCGATCATCTGGGGAGGGGGCGAGGGCCAGTTCACGGCGTTCGGCTCGTTCGGGGGCGGCACGTGCGCGCTTGAGTGGTCGCCCAACAATGGAACCACCTGGCTCCCGGTCGACAGGTCGGGCGACACCTACGTGACCTTCACGGCGAACGGCTCCGGCCGGTTCACCTGCCAGCCCTGCCTCCTGAGGGCCACGCTGTCCGGCGCTACGTCTCCGAACGTGAACGCCCTCGTCTACGGCAACCGGGCGAGCTGACATGCAGGCCGAGAAGATCACCCGCCCGCTGGCCCGTCCGCTGGCGCGCCCCCTCGTCAAGAAGCCTGTCGCTGCGTCCGGCGGTGGCGGCGGCCCCGGCGGTGGGGGCTCTGCCGGCCAGCCTTTCGGGCTTCTCCTCGCCATCACGATAGGGGTCTGAAATGGTCGACAACATCTCTGTGACCCCGGGGACCGGAGCGACCGTCGCGGCCGACGACATTGGCGGCGTCCTCTACCAGCGCATCAAGCCCGGCTTCGGCGGCGACGGCTCGTACACCGAGGTCCAGAACTCCGCTCCCCTCCCGGTCAAGATCACCGATGGCACGAACCCCGCGACGATCCTGGCCGCCTCGACGGCCCCGGCCGCCACGGACCCGGCCATCGCAGTCTCGATCAGCCCGAACACGGCCATCATCGGCGTCGTCGGTGAAACCGCACCGGCCACCGACACCGCATCCTCCGGCCTGAACGGCCGGCTGCAGCGCATTGCGCAGCGCATCACGTCCCTGATCGCGCTCCTGCCTGCCGCCCTCGGGCAGACCACGAAATCGGCCTCCCTGCCTGTCGTGATCGCCTCAGACGACGATCTGCAGGGGAAGCTCGGTGGCCTGACGGAAAGCGCCCCGGTCACCGACACGGGCTCCTCGGGGCTCAATGGCCGCCTCCAGCGTGTGGCCCAGCGGCTGACCACGATCAGCGGCCAGATCCCCTCCAGCCTCGGCCAGTTCAACAAGGCCGGGTCGCTGTCGGTGACCACGGCGTCCGACGACGACCTCCAGGCGAAGCTGGGCATCGTCACGGAGACCGCGCCGGCGTCGGACACCGCGTCGAGCGGTCTGAACGGCCGCCTGCAGCGTGTCGCCCAGAGGCTGTCGACGCTCATCGCGGCGATCCCCGCGGCTCTCGGCCAGACCACCAAGTCGGCGTCCATGTCGGTGACGGTGGCCTCCGACGATGACCTGCAGGGCAAGCTGGGCGCCCTGACGGAGACGGCCCCCGCGACGGACACGGCATCGTCCGGCCTCAACGGGCGCCTCCAGAGGATCGCGCAGCGCCTGACGACCCACATCGGGCAGTTCCCCTCGGCGCTGGGCCAGACCACGAAGGCCGGGTCGACCTCGTTCACGATCGCCTCCGACGACGACGTGCAGGCCAAGCTCGGGATCGTGACCGAGACGGCGCCCGCGTCCGACACGGCCTCCAGCGGCCTCAATGGCAGGCTCCAGAGGATCGCCCAGAGGATCACCAGCCTGATCGGCCTCCTGCCGTCTGCGCTGGGCCAGGCGACCATGGCGAACAGCCTGGCCGTGGTGATCGCGTCGAACCAGACGGCCCTGTCGACGACGAGTTCGAACAGCGAGCTGAAGCTGACGGCCTCGTTCACCCGCCCTGCGGACACGACGGCCTATGCGGCCGGCGACCTGTGTGCAAATTCGACGACGGCCGGCTCGGTGACGCCGCTTACCTTCTCGAATGCCGTTCGCTCGAGCGCGGACGCGGTACGCATTGAGCGTGCCCGCATCCGGAAGTCCTCGACCAGCCTCACGAACGCGACCTTCAGGCTGCACCTGTTCGAGTCCTCGCCGACCCTCTCGGTGGGCGACAATGCGGCCTTCAACTCGTCCGGCGTGCTGGGCGTCAACAACGCACTGGCCTATCTGGGCTCGATCGCGGTGACGATGCAGAACTCGGGGTCGGACGGGGCGATCGGCTTCGGCGTCCCGCTGGTGGGCAATGGCATCACGGCCCAGCCGTCCGCGACTACGATCTACGGGCTCCTCGAGGTGACGGGCGCGTACACGCCGACCAGCGGCGAGACCATCGCCGTGGACCTCGAAGGCTATCGCACCTGACATGGGCGCCCTGCTGCCCATCCTCACCTCGCCCCTGGAGATCCCCGGGGCGAGCATGGTCATGGACTTCGTGCGAGGGCAGTACCGGGGCCTGACCCCGGACATGCTGACCGTCACGCGGTCGACGGTGGGCTATTCGCAGAACCAGGACGGCCTGCTGATCCCCTTCGCTGCGGGAAAGCCCCGGATCACGAACAAGGGGCTACTGGTCGAGGCCGCATCGACGAACATCTGCCTTCAGTCCGAGGACATGTCGACATCGTGGACCACGTCCGGGGCGAGCGGTGCGACCGTCTCCACGGACGCCACGGTGGCGCCGAACGGCACAACCACGGCCGACAAGATCGTCGAGGACACGTCGACCAACCCCCATCGGTGTTTCCAGGCGTTCGCCGGTCTCGCCGACACAACGAGCTATCTGTTCTCGTGCTACGTGAAGCCGGCCGGCCGGACGTGGATCTACATCCGCTTCGACGACAAGGTGCCCGCCACCGTCCGCACTTACTTCAACCTGACCGGCAACGCTGTCACGGTCGGCACCACGAACGGGGCGCCGTGGGTCTCCGGGGGCGAGTATGTCGGTGGGGGCTGGTACAGGCTCTGGATAGGCGGGACGACGGCGACCGGTGCCACGAACCCGGCGGTCATAGTGGGGGCGGCAACGGCCGATGCCACGCCGACCTACACGGGCGACGGCTCGTCCGGCTTCTACATGTGGGGTGCTCAGCTCGAGCAGAAGGCAACTCCGAACTTCCCCTCGTCCTACATCGCGACCACGACAGCGTCCGTCACCCGCAATCTGGACGCCATCAGCGTCCCGGCCGGGCATGCCTTCAACTCGTGGTTCACGAACCCCAACGCGGGCATCTGGTTCGCCGCGGGCACGAGCATCGACAACAACTCGGGGGCCTCGGCCCGGCGCCTGATCGACGTGACGGGCGGCACCGCGTCCAACCGCTTCGTGCTGGCCCTCTCGATCGCGAACACTGCCCGCTACCTCGGAAGCTCGGGCGGCGCGACCCAGTGGGACATCCTGTCGTCGGCGACGTTCAGCCGGTCCCGGTTCAGCCTCGCCGGGGCTTATGCCACGAACGACTTCCAGCAGGCTACGAACGGGGTTCTGGGCTCTCAGGACAGCGCTGGCACGGTCCCGACCGTCACGCAGATGACCATCGGATACGATGTCGGTGGGACCACGGGCGCCACCTGGGACGGCTACATCGAGGCGATCGGCTACATCCCCGGTGACTACTCGGACGAGTTCCTGAAGTTGGCGAGGCTCGTGTGATCGACAGCATCATCTACTACGGGGCCGGGACGAAGGCGGGCACGCTGGCCACGGCCATTGGCGACTTCGGGGTGCCGCTCCGCCGGTTCCTGCGCAACCAGGCCGACGAGAACGGCGTCACCCGCGCCATGATCGACACGTCCGCCGCCTTCCCCATCGACATCGTGACCCAGCGGCCTGTGGTGTCAGTTCCTGACACCCCCACCGGGGACGATAGCCCCGGTGTCGTCGTCGTGACGCCCCGGGCCACGCTGGCGGGCTTCGCGCTGTGGGTGGCCACGGAGGATCAGGCGGTGGCCGACCTCCTGTGGGCGCTGCCCCTGAAGCTCTGCCGGGTGCAGCTCGACCGGGACACCGCGTCGATCATCCGCACCAATGTCCCGCGCGCCACGCTGCGCACGCTCTGGCCCGAGCCGGTGCCTGCCGGCAGCGCCTACGACTGGCCGAACCTCGCCTGAGTGGTGCGTTGCGGCGTCCCTGCGGCGGGGCCACGGTCGCCCTGAAGCCGCATCCGAGGGGCCGCGATGGCATTCGACAAGCTCTCGATCTGCAACAGCGCCCTGATCCGCACCGGCAACAACCCTGCGGCCTATGAGGGCGACGGTTCGGACGAGTGGATCTCCGCGTCAGACGCCTATGACACCATGCTCCCGGTCATGGTGCAGCACCACGACTGGGGCTTCGCGTCGACGATCACGACGCTGAACCGGCAGGGCGACAGCACGCACCCCGACTGGGACGACGCCTACTACAAGCCGACCGGGTGCTTGCACATCCAGCGGCTGTGGCTCGACGACTACGAGGCGCCCTACCAGATCGTGGACAATCTCATCCTGCTGTCCGCGACCGGGATGACGCCGACCTGCCAGTACATCCGCCAGCCCTCGGCGGATCAGTGGCCGGACACGTTCGTCGAGACGCTGCGGCTGTTCGTCATGGCGGCCTGCTACCGGGGCCTGAATGAGGACCCGGGCGAGGCAGACAAGCTCTACGACCGGGCCATGAAGCAGATGGCCATGGCGGCCTCCCGGGTGAGCCAGGAGCAGGGGCCTCGTGCCCGGTTCAGGAGCCGCCTTCTGGCGGCGCGGCGTACGTCCCGGCTGGGGTGGTTCGACCCCTACCTGGACAGGGCGAGGTGAGCCGTGGGGCTTCGTTCGCAGCTCATCCGCCAGCGCGACTTCAGCGCCGGGGAAGTGGTCCCTGACGCCAAGCGCCGCGATGATCAGGAGATCGTGCGCGCGGCGGTGCGCTCGGCCCTGAACTGGCGCATCGAGGCGGCGGGCAACCTGCGGGAGCGGCCGGGCCGGTCGGCGCTGTTCAAGCAGGAAGGCCGCACCGAGACGATCCTGATGCCAGGCGAGGTCACCTTCCGGATCTCGTTCGGCTCGGGCTCCCTGACGATCCGCGACGCCTCTGGCACCGTGGTGATCACGGCCGGCGGTTTCCCGTGGGACCTGACGACGGTCAACCAGGTCGTCTACACGGTCGTGAACCGGGACGTGGTGATCTGCTTCCCCGGCATGAAGACGAAGCTGGCCCGGCGGTCGACGGCGGGGGTGTGGTCGTTCACCGACTTCGCCTTCCGCACGGCGGGCAGGGGCCAGCCGAGGGCGCCCTACTACCGCTTTCCGGAGACGGCCGGGATCACGCTCCTGCCGAGCGACCGGACGGGTGTGGTGAACATCACGTTCTCGGCGGCCTACCTGACGCCCAGCCATGTCGGGACGTTCCTGCGGTACAAGGGCTATGCCCTCCAGGTGCAGACCTACGTGGACAGCACGCACGGCACCGCGCAGGTCGTGGAAGACCTGCCGCTGACGCAGACGCTGACCGTCACCAGCTCGGCAGGCTTCTATGTTGGCGACGTCGTGTCCGGGTCGTCGACCAGTTCGATCGGCGAAGTGGTGGCGGTTCGGACCGGCCCCGACCAGATCGACGTGGTGCTGAACTCCACGACCTATGCATTCACGACGGCGGACACGGTGGTTGGCCCGTCCGCGAAGTCCGGCATCTCGGCGACGGCCTCGATCACGCCGCTGGGCGCCACCGTCCAGTGGGACGAGCAGGCCATCGGCGACCTGCGGGGCTGGCCCCGGTCCTGCCTGAACGACCGCAACCGCCTGACCTTCTGCGACCTGCCGTCCGTCCCCGAGGCCATCCTGTGGTCGGCGGTGAGCTCCTACGACGACTTCTACGTCGGCACCGACGCCTCGGCCGCCATCTTCGAACTCGCGCCCGGGCGGCGCCGGGTGATCTACGTGACGGGCGGTCCGGACCAATTCGTGTTCACGAGCGGCGGCGTCTATTACATCCCGATCAGCGAGAGCAACCCGCTGAAGCCCGGCTCCGTGGCGTTCCGGCGGATCAGCCCTGACGGTGTCGGCGCGATCCAGCCGGTGGCGACCACGGACGGCATCTGCTTCATGAACACGGGCCTGACGCGCGTCATGGCCCTGCTGCAGGTCGGCGCCACGAACCGCCCGTACTCGGTCCAGGCGATCACCGACTACCACTCCCACCTGATCAAGACGCCGAAGTGCATGGCCTACGCCTCGGGCGACGGCCAGTTCCCGGAGCAGTACATCTACCTCGTCAACTCGGATGGCACGGCGGCGGTGGGCCGGGTGTCGAGCGACAAGAAGTGGGTGGGGTGGGTCCCGTGGTCCGGGACCGGGACTGTCGAGTGGGTGGCTTCGCTCGGGGCGGAGACCCTGTTCACGACCAAGTATGTCGGCACGAACACCCAGCGGCTTGTGGAGACCCTGGACGGCTCCGCGATCATGGACGGGCAGATCCTGCTCAACAGCGCCCCGACGCCGCTGGCGCCCCCCGGAGGCGGCCTGACCGGCCCCCTGTGGATGTTCGCGGGGATGACGGTCGACCTGATGGACGGCCTGCGCGATCTGGGGCAGCGGTCGGTCAGCTCGGTGGGGGACATCGTGACCCTGGCCGGCGACGACTTCTCGGCGGTCACCATCACGGCCGGGCTCACGTGGTCGCAGTCGCTGGAGCCGTTCGTTCCGCATGCGGCCGAGGGCCCGGACTTCGAGCAGACGCTGAAGGTCCGGCGCGTCCGGCAGATCGGCGTGGCCGTGCGCCGCTCGGTCGGGTTCGAGTTCGGCAATCGGACGATCCCGGCCTACGACTGGGGGCAGGACCCGGCGGCCGTGCAGCCGACGCCGAAGGAGCAGACCTTCCGGTTCCGCCGGATCGGCCGCGACGTAGACCCGCGCTTCTCCCTTACCCGATCCCGCCCGGGCACGATCACCGTGCTTGAGGTCAGCTACGAGGTCACCGTCTGATGGGCGATCCAGTCTCCCTCGCCGTCGCGGGCGCGTCGGCCGTCTCCACCGGTCTCTCGGCGGCGGGCTCCCTGACGGGCGCGGCCGGCCAGTCGGCAGGCGCGAAGCTGCAGGCCCAGAAGGCCGAGCAGGCCGCCCAGTATGCCCGGCTCCAGGCGGACCAGACGGACGTGCAGATGCGCGAGGAGCTGCGGACGACGCTGGCGAACATCGACGCGATCCGCGCGTCCTCGGGGACGGACCCGAGTTCCCCGACCGGGCTGGCGATCAAGGAGAACGAGGCGCGGATCAGCGACCGGGAACGCAACGCCCGGACGCTGGGGATCAGGGCACAGGCCCTCCAGTCCGAGGCCGACGCGGCGTTCTACCGGTCGGCGGCAAAGGGCTACATGACGGCGGGCCGGCTGGCGGCGGCGGGCGCGCTCTTCAAGGGCGTCGGCGGCGCGTACTCGTCCTATGCCAGCTTCGGTGGAGGCGGCGGGGGCCTTGGCTCCAGCGGAGGCTGGGCGTCACCTAGCCAGAGGGCCTGAACATGGTCGAACTCCCCGGCGTCCCCCGCCGCTTCGTCGTCACGCAGGCACCGCAGTCGTCCGTCTCCGCCCGCGACGTGGCCGGCCCTTCCAACGCGTTCGGCTCGGGCATGCAGGCGCTCGCCAGCGGCATTGAGGAGGGTCTTGCGCCTGTCGCGCAGGAGGCGGGCAAGGCGGCGGTGTCGCGCGACGCCGATGGCAAGCCCTACGTCGACCGGTCCTTCCCCATCTTCGGCCGGCTGGGCGAGGTGTTCGGCAACAGCGCCCGCGCGGCGTTCGCGGCCCAGACGAACTCCACGCTGCAGACCGACCTTCAGACGCACACGAACAAGTTCCTCCTGCCAGTCGAGCAAGGCGGGTTCGGCGGCGACGTTGATGCGTGGTCGAAGGCCGGCGAGGCCTACGTGAAGCAGCGGGCGGCGAACTACCGGGGCGGCGACCAGACGGCGGTGCTCCAAGAGGGGATGCAGATCCTCGACCAGTACCGACGGGGTGTGCTGAACACGAAGCTGCAGAAGGACACGATCAGCCAGCGCGACACGATCAACGCGCGCATGGACAGCCTGGCCACCGACATGGCGAACCTCGCCTTCGACGGCGGGACCAAGACGGACGCTTTCCAGAAGGCGTGGGCGGAGCGGCAGGCCCTGCGCGCCACGATGACGGGCGACCCCCGTTTCAACTACACGCAGGCCGAGAGCGAGCGGGACGCCCGGCGCGACCTGTCGATGATGGAGGCCGAGTCCATCACGGGCGTCGCCCGCCGCTCCTACGAGAAGGATGGCAATCTTGCTCGAGCGCAGGCCGATGCGGAGAAGGCCCTGAATGAGCTGCCCGGCCTGAAGCCCGAGGAGAAGATCGCTTGGCTGGGCAAGATCAACTCGCACCTCGTGTCAGCGAATGCGGCCCGGGCCGAGCACATCAACGACCTGAAGGAAGAGGCCGGTTCGCTCGCCGCAGTCATGACCACGACGGGCAAGTGGGACGACAAGCGCGTCGACAGCCTGGCGGCCGAGCTGCGGGCGAACCGGCAGTTCCATGCGGCCAGCGTCCTGGAAGGAGCGAGGACCATCGCGCAGGGGGCGCCGGCGATCAGGTCCGGGACGGCCGACGAGGCCACGGCGACCTTCCGCAAGGCCACCGGTGTCGACGTGCCCTCCGCGCCCGGGACAATCGGCGGGGTGATCGAGGCGGCGGCGGCACGGCATGGTGAAGATCCGGCCTTGCTGAAGAAATTCGCCCAGATCGAAAGTCGCTTCGACCCCAACGCGGTGAACAAGTCCGTCCCCTACGACAAGGCGGCGAAGGGCCTGTTTCAGTTCATCCCCTCGACGTGGAAGCAGTATGGGGGCGGGGCGAACCCGCTGGATGCGAACGCCAATGCCGACGCGGCGGCACGGCTGCTGAAGGCAAACCGGGAGACGTTGACGACGGGGCTGGGGAGGCCTCCCACCGATGGCGAGCTCTACCTCGCCCACCAGCAGGGCGCCGCCGGGGCCATGGCGCTCCTGCGCAACCCCAATGCCCCGGCGGCATCTGTCGTGGGTGACGCCGCGGTCTCACTGAACGGCGGGTGGCCTGGCATCACGGCCGGGCAGTTCGCACAGCTCTGGACCACGAAATACGATAAGACCAGTGTGTCGAACCGGGTGAACGCGGCCGTGGACGCATGGCGGTCAGACCCGGCCAGGTCGACCGTGATCCGCGAGTTCCAGACCCTCATGAACACCCGGACCCGGGAGGCATGGAAGGGCATCACGGACACGTGGGACGCCGGCCCGGGCTACAAGCCGACCGACCAGCAGCTCGCCGACCTGTCGAAGCTGATGCCGTATGCCAACGACGAAACGCTTCGGAAGGAGATCCGCGACCGACTGGAACTGGAGGCCAAGAAGGGCACGCTTGCCGCGTCAGGCGCCACGCTCCAGCAGCTCGGCGACGTGTTCAGGCAGTTCGACGAAGCGGCCCGGGACGGACTCGCCAGCCCGGCAGACGTGAGGTTCATTGCCGCGCAGAAGGCCATGAACGACAAGCGAGAGAAGATGGTGGCCGACTACCCGGCCGACTACGGGCGCAACTTCCTCGACAAGCGCGACGTGGGCGATGTGCCCCAGATCTTCTACGGCTCTCCCGACACCTTCGCCGCGTCCATGGCGGCCCGGGCCCGGGCGGTCGGCCTGGTGAAGCAGGTAGAGCCGCAGGCCGGTGACAACCCGTTCCTGATGGGCGAGCAGGGCACCATTGCCAAGATGCTCCCCAACATGCCTGCTGCTGCCGCGCAGGGTCTCGTGCAGGCCATGGTGCAGGAGTTCTCCCCCGTGCAGCTGCGTGCGGCCATGAAGGACCCCGACTTGAAGGCCGCCGTTCTCGGGCTCACGAAGTCCATGGACCCGGCCCGAATGAAGGTCGGGTTCGACCTCCTCGACAAGCTCGACCGGGACAACCCCGTCGCCTTCAAGACGGACTTCCCCGGCACGGACAAGCAGCTCGACATCTGGAAGGCGAAGACGGAATACCTGCCCCCGGATGAGGTGGTCCGGCAGATGCGGGAACTGCAGTCCCCGGCTGCACGAAAGGCCCGCGAGGAGGCGGAGGCTGCCGGGCAGAAGCTGGTGGAGAAGTGGGGCGCGTCGGACGTTGCCGGCCAGTTCGACGGATGGGTCGTGCGCAACACTCCGCGCATCGGCACGCAGCCGCCTGTCTCCGCCCAGACGCCAGTCATCCAGGGCGAGATGGTGAACGAGTGGAAGGACCTGTTCTCGACCTACTGGGCCGAGCTGGGGGATGAGACACAGGCGAAGGAACTGGCGACGAAGCGCCTGGCCGTGAAGTGGGGGCAGACGACGGTGGGGTCGATGGGCGTCGGGCAGACCCGCGTCATGCCGAACCCACCCGAGCGCTACTTCCCCGCCATTGATGGCTCCCACGACTGGATCAACCGCCAGCTCAACGAGGACGTGATCGCGGCCATGGGCGATGCCGGCGGCCCGGGCGGCAAGGGCGTGCGCACGCAGGCCTTCGGCGTGCCGCTCACCCCGGAGCAGCAGACGGCTCACAACAAGGCGACGGCCGACAAGACCATCGTCACCGACAACCAGACGCAGGCGGACATCGCCGCTGGCCGGCCCCCGTCCTACCAGGTCGTGGTGGAGCTCGATGGCCGGTATCAGGTGCTGACGGACGCCACCGGCAAGACGCTCAGGTTCAGGCCCGACCCGAAGGCCGGGGCAGCGCAGCGCGCCGACCGGATGTTCCTCGACACGCGCGCCGGGATGTCGGCGGTGCGGCAGGAGAACGAGGCGCTGTTCGGCTCGCGCGACGGGCCGCCCGGTCCTGACACCCGCGGCAGCACCGCCACCACGGGCGGGGGCTTCTGATGCCGATGTTCGTGGAGGGGCAGGACCCGCTCGCGCAGGACCGCGCTGGCGGGTTCACAACGCCCACGGCGCCTGCTGAGCCGACCTACAAGGCCAAGCCGTTCGCGGGCGATGTCTATGGCGCCGGCGTCCGGCTTGGCTCGCCTGTGTTCTCCGTGATCGAGGCCCTGAAGGATGGGCAGGACTATGGGCCGGAGGACCCCAATCACAACCCGCTGGAGACCATCGGCCGGGGGTCGAAATACGACCAGTTCTACCGGGATGAGTTCCTGGGTTCGCGCAACGAGGCCCAGACCCGGGCCATCATGCAGCGCATCGACAAGCACGAGGCCGACCGCAAGCTGGTGGAGGACGGCGGCGGCGTCGGCACCGCGGCCATGCTCTTCGGCGGGTTGCTCGACCCCACGCTGTTCCTGCCGATCGGCGGCGCGGTGAAGACGGCCGAGGGCGGGTATTCCGTGGCCCGCTCCGCGCTCCAGATGGGCCTCCTCTCCGGTCTGCAGGCCGGCGTGTCGCAGCAGGCCCTGAACGCTTCGCAGCCCGGCCCGCACGCGGCGGACAACGTGATTGCCATCGCCTCGGGCACGCTCCTGGGCGGGCTCCTGGGCGGGGCGCTCGGGGCGCTGACCCGTAAGGAGCAGATGGCGCTGGCAAAGGCTCTGGACGCGGACAGGGCGGAGATCAGCCGCTCCGTGGGCCTGCCTGCCCCGGCGCGCGCCGCCACTGCGACGGCTGAGGACGCCGCCGGGGCCATCGGGCGGGCCTTCTCCGACTTCTCCGGGTCACCGGCTGCGGCGCTCGACCCCATGGGCTCCAAGGCCGTGCGCGAGGCTCTGGCGGCCCTGCCGGACGACGTAAAGGCCTCCGTGATCACGCGCTCGGCCACGACGGGCGATGAGCTTGCCGAGATGCTTGGCAGCGCTCCTGCGAAGTTGCCGGCCCGGTTCAACGGGGATGCTGGGTTCCAGGTGCTGGCCCGCTCCGACGCTCCGGAGAAGCCCGTTCTTGTGGCCGTGGGCGAGGGCTACGAGGCGGCGATCCCCACGCTCGAGAAGGCCTACCCCAACGTGCGGTTCACCGGGGCGGCTGATCTCGAGCGAGCAGCCCGAGAGGAACTGGCCGCCAGCCGCGTCGCGAAGGTCGAGGCGAGGCTGAACGAGGCCGCCGACACGGCCAGTCGCACGTCCGGCATTGCGCGTTCCGTGGGCGCCGCCGCGTCCGACCCGCGCGAGCTGCGGCCCATGCCGCTCCTGCCCCGCGCCATCATCAACGCCGTGCCCCCATCCGCCCGCCAGAAGGCCGCCGACTGGCTCCTGCGGTTCTCCCCGACGCAGCGGGTGTTCTTCAAGTTCGACAGCCTCACGGCGCGCCGGGCAGTCGCTGACCTGATCCCGGTTGCGTTCGAGTTCGAGGACAACCTGCGCGGCATCCCGACTGCGCACGGCGGCGCCCCCGCATGGTCTCAGGTTGAGCTCGTGCGCCGCCGCATGCAGATGGAAAGCGCGAAGACGTTCCGCGACCTCTTCGCCGAGTACCGCTACGGGGAGAATGTGCCAGGCGCCCCGATCTTCCGGTCCATGCTGGAGGACGCGCGCGGAGGCGGGGGAGACAAGCTCTCCTGGGACGATTTCAAGCGGGAGATCACGAAGGCCCAGTGGGCGGGCTACCAGCACGAAATCCCGCAGGTCCAGCGCGCCGCCGAGTGGATGCGCGACAACGTGTTCCGGCCTACGGAGAAGCGGCTATACGAGGCCGGCCTGACGAACGAGGAGAGGCTGAAGCCCCGCGGCGACGACGGCTATGCAACCCGCGTGTGGAACGCCAAGGCCGTGGCCGCAAAGCGCGACCAGTTCGTCAACATCGTGGGCGACTGGCTGGCCGGCGAGCAGACGGTGAAGGCGGCCCAGCGAGAGGCCATGGAAACCGCCTGGAATGAGCGAAAGGCTTTGCTGCGGCAGCTCGACAAGATCGAAGGAAGGCTGGAGACCGCACAGAAGCGCGCCGAGCGGGTAGGCCAGCGCCTTGATGAAAGGGGCATGGAGGTCACACGGTCACAGAAGCGCGCCGATACGGTCGCCGAGCGCGCGGACCTCGTGCGGGAAGAGATCAGCCAACTGGAAGAGTTCATTGGGGCGATGAAGGGGGAGTTGAAGGACCCCGACGCTCGCGCGCATCTCGCCGATCTGGAGCGCGAGGTGCGCGACTTGCGTCAGCAGGACCGCCCCCTGACGCAGGCCGATCTCGATAGGATCGAACGGGAGGAAGTCGCGGGCACGTTCGGGCAGGGCGACTATCGGCTGGCGGCAGAAGTCGCGATTGGCCGGCGAAAGGCCCCGAGCGAGGGTTCGTTCCTTCGGTGGGTGGCCCGCAGCGGCGGCATCTTCAATGACCCCGGCGGGGACGTGAAGGCCACGCTGAAGGACTACCGCATACCGGGCCTGATCAGGAATGAGCGGTCTACCGCTGGCGGAAAGATGGGCGGTCTCAGTCTGGATGACTGGGGCGAGACATTGGCGGAGATGGCTGGCCCGGGGACAGAACGGTTCTCCCCGGATCAGGTTCTCCGGTTCTTTGAGGACGCGGCGCGTGGGAAGAACCCGTGGTTCTGGGATGCCCAGCAGGATGTTGGGAAGACGCGCTTCTCGAAGGCCGGGCAATACACGGCGGCTTCTGTCAATGAGACGGCCCGGCACATCGAGGAGCTTGTAAGCCACCTTGGCGAGGACATGCCGACGACGCTGAAGGACCTTGCGCGGCTCATCAATGGGCAGAGCGGCCGCACCTTGGAAGACGTGGAACGGGCGAACCGGGGCGCATTCGACGCGCTCATGAAGCGTCTAACGACTGAGGAAGAGCTAGCCGGGGCTAAGGCCGCATTCGATGACATTCAGTCGCTGATTGACCGTGCAAGGGGGCGGCGGTCGACGCTCACGCTTCAGGAGCGTGGTGCAGAGGCCCGTGCGTCGGAAGCGGGTATGGCGGCCAGCGCCAACCGGGGGAGGCTTGGCCTGTTGCAGGACCAGCTGGACCGCACGGCCATGGTGCAGGATATTCTTGCCTCTGCGCAAAAGAATGCCAAGGACGCCATTGCCGCCGCGACGAAGCGCATGGAGGACGAACTGCGCGCCTGGAAGGGCAAGAGCGCGGTTGATGCCCTTGATGCCCTGAAGAAGCGCGACGAAGCCGAAAGGGTGCGTGCCCTGAAGGTCGAAGCCGGGGTAATGGAAGGGCCGGGCCAGCGCCTGCGCGGTGCCGACAAGGCCGTCGACCGGGCGGTGAAGCGCATCCTGCGCTCCGACCGCGACCTGTCCATGGACGAACTGCGCGGCAGGGCAGACGAGATCGCGAACCGGCTGATCGAGCACCCTGACGGCCGGCTCCCTTACGACGTTGCCGCCGGCGCTCCGAAGGTGGGCAAGCCGCCGACCGGAGCGGAGGAGCCGCGAGGCCTGATGGCGCGTGAGTTCGCCATCCCGACGCGGCTGGTCGAGGACTTCGTGGAGACCGACCCCGAACACCTGCTGAACGTCTACACCCGCACGCTGCTGCCCGACTTGGCGCTGCACGAGCGGTTCGGCGACGTGAACATGGAGGACGTGTTCCGCAAGATCGCTGACGAGTATTCCGCCAAGTCCGAGGCCGCCAAGACGGAGAAGGCGAAGCTGGCGGTGGACGCCGAGCGGCAGGCCGTCGAGCGCGACGTGGCGGCGATCCGCGACCGGGTGCGCGGCGTCTATGGCTGGTCGAGCGACCCGAAGATGCGGCAGATGGCCGAGATTTCGCGGGTGGCCCGGTCCTACAACACGATTACCGACTTGGGGACGGCCTCCCTGAACAGCATGGCGGATGCAGCGGGGGCTATCTTCCGGTGGGGGCTTGGCAGCGTCTTCGGGGACGCGTACCTGCCCTATCTGTCGAGCCTGATGTCCGGGGGCGGGTTCCATGGCGCGGCGAACCGGCAGGCGAAGGCCATGTCGATCGCGATCGAGACGGACCTGAACCTGCGCGGCCACCAGATGGCCGACGTGCTGGAGACCTATCGCTCGGGGTCGAAGTTCGCCCGTGGCATGCAATGGGCGGCCGACAAGTCGCAGCTCCTGAACGGCCAGTCGTACTGGACGGACAAGATGAAGACGATGGCCGCGACGGTGGCGGTTTCCGAGCACCTGCGCATGGCGGAGCGGGTGGCCACGGGCAAGGCCACGGAGAAGGACATCCGCATCCTGGCCGCCTCGTCGATCGACAGGCCCACGGCTGAGCGCATCTGGCAGGCCTACTCGGCCCCCGGCGGCGGCGAGAAGATCGACGGCGTTTACCTCGCCAACACGGCGGCCTGGCCGGCGGAGATCAGGGACAAGTTCGAAGCGGCGATGCTGCGCGAGGGAGACATTGCCGTCGTCACCCCCGGCCACGAGAAGCCCCTGTGGCTATCCGACCCGGTGTTCTCGCTGCTCGGCCAGTTCAAGTCGTTCACGGCCGCCACGCACGAGAAGGTGCTGCTCGCCGGCATGCAGCGGCGCGACGGCAACACCCTCGCCGGCCTTGCCTCGGCGGTCGGGCTCGGGATGCTGTCCTACAAGCTCTACTCGGTGGTGTCGGGCCGGAAGACGGACGACAGTCCTGCCCAGTGGGTCAAGGAAGGCCTGTCACGCGGCGGTGTGCTCGGGTGGATGGACGAGGCGAACAACTCGGTCCTGGCCAAGTTCTCGGGCGGCAAGATCGACATGTACCGCCTGATCGGGGCGGAGAAGCCCCTGTCGAGGATGCAGCAGCGCGACCTTGGCTCCGCTCTCCTGGGGCCGACCTACGGCAAGCTGCAGGGCGTCATGCAGGCCACCGGGGCGGCGTTCCGGGGCGACTTCTCGGCGGCCGACACCTCGCGGCTCCGCCGGCTCCTGCCGCTCCAGAACCTGTGGTGGGTGCGCAATGCCCTCAATCAGGCCGAGGAGGGCGTGAACACGGCGCTGGGGGTTCCGCCCCGTCCTCCGCAGCCGTAGCCCCTCCAGCACGGTGCGTTGCGGGGTGAAGCCCCGTCCGTAGCCTTCGGGCCATGACCGCGCCCGCCGTTGCCCCCGTCCTCGATGTCGAACGGCTCACGACGTACAACCCCGTCGTGCTGACCACCGACTTCAACGTCTCGTTTCCGCTGTTCGGCGACGGCACGGACCTGGAGGTCTGGTACAACGGGGCCAAGCTCTCGTCCTCGGCCTATTCGGTCCTCTCCCCCTCCGGCACGCTCTCCCTGCTGATCCGCCCGGTGACGGACGCCTATGTGCGCCTGAATACGGGCGTCTCCTCGGGGACGCTGCTGATCGTCGGGGCGGCCCACCCCCGCCGGACGACGCAGGCCACCAGCCCATTCGCCACGCGCGACTTCAACCTGGCGTTCTCGGACATCATCGCGTCGATCCGCGAGATGTGGCGGGCCACGAAGCGGTCGATCAAGTCGCCCCCGGGCGAGACCGACGACTTGGTGATGCCCGACAAGACGACGCGGGCGGGCCAGATCCTTGGGTTCGACAGCAACGGTCTGCCCGTCGTCGGGCCGGGGACCACGGGAGCCATCGGCGTCACGGCCTATGCCGCGTCCCAGATCGCCACCACGAACCTCGTCAGCCCCACCGTGCGGGCCGATCGGGACCGGTGGTCGAAGAACCATGCTGTCGCCGGTCGCGACTTCGGCGTCCCGGCTGACACTTCGTCTTCTGCCTCGACACCGATCCTCGCCATCATGGCGGCGCTGGACGAACGCGGCGGCGGCATCATCGACCTGCCCGAGACGAACCTGTCGATCACGGCCACGCTCGACAACAAGTACAGCCGCGTGCTCGTGAACGGGGCCGGGCCAGTCCACAACCACGACGGTGGCACCCCGACCTATGGCACGGTGCTGATCCCCAACTTCGCCGGCACTGTCCTGAAGCACCGCACGCCCTATGGTGCCTCGAACGCAAAGAACATCGGCGGTGGGTTCCAGAACCTGAAAGTCGTCGGCAACGGGGTGGCCACTCGCCTCTTGGAGGTCGATAGCATCGGCCGCGGCGTCTACGATCTTCTTCTGGAGGACTGCGTAGGGACCGAGGCCGCGAAGTTCATCTGCGGCGTGTCGGGCACCAACCTCGCCGAGGCCTGCGACATTCAGCGGGCCATCGTGAACCTCTTCATCCGCCAGTTCGCCTCCGGGGCCGCGCAGTCCTGCAAGGGCGTGGTCATGGACGGGTCGTCGAACGCGAACGTCTCGTTCAACGAGATGCGCTTCCTGATCCAGCACTACAACGGGCACGCTCTCGACATCATCTCGGCCGACAACAACATCATCGACCTCGCATGCGTCCGCCCTGGCGGCGGGACGGGCTACACGGTCATGGGGCGCGGCCCGACTGCCTCCCGGCCTGTGGGCTGCGACAGCAACATCTTCCGCAAGATCAGCTCCGGCAGCGGCGGCGCGATCTACCTGGAAGGCACGGACACGGGCGGCGTGACGGCCGGCGTCCGCAACGAGATCGAATACCTCGATACCGGCAACGGCACCCCGCTCCCGACCAAGGGCACCGGCTCCTCGTGGGCCTACCGGCGCCTGCTGGACGGATCGGACTGGGGCCGCGCGTTCGGCCCGACCGTGTTCATCGACCAGATTGGCGACCTCGCCACCGAGAAGGGCGCGCTGTCCACGGCAACCGTCCGCTTCCGCAACTCGACCGGCGACGTGATCCGCGTCTCGGACGGCACGAACGAATGGGGCCTCGGCTACGTATCGGGCGCTCTCACGATCTTCCGCATCGCCGGCTCGGGGACCATCAACCTCGGCAACGGCGTCGGCGTGAAGATCTGGACGCCAGGCTTCAATGGCACGGCGCCGACCGCGAAGCCGACCGTCACCGGCTCGCGCGGGGCGAACGCAGCACTGGCGTCCCTCCTGACGGCCCTGTCGTCCATGGGGCTCCTCACCGACAGCAGCTCGTAAGGGGCCACCCATGGAACCCGTCTGGCTGACGCGGGCACGGACCTACATCGGCCAGCACGAGCTCGCCGGGGCGAAGCACAATCCCCTCATCCTGCGCTGGTGGACGCTCATCCGGGCGCCGTTCACATCGGACGAAACCCCGTGGTGCGCCGGGTTCGTCGGCGGAGTGCTGGAGGAGTGCGGCCTGCGCTCCAGCCGGTCGGCCGCTGCCCGGTCCTACCTGAACTGGGGGCGCGGGCTGACGGGTGCGGCCGTGGGCTGCATCGCCGTGTTCGAGCGCGGCCCGGTCAACGGGCATGTGGGCTTCGTCGCCGGCCGGAACGCAGACGGCAACCTGATGATCCTCGGCGGCAACCAGGGCGACATGGTGCGGATCGCGCCGTTCAGGCTGTCCCGCCTCCTCGGCTACCGCTGGCCCACCGACGTGATGCTGCCGCCCGTGCAGGGGCTGAAGAACGTGCCGCTGCTGAAGGACGCCGGCCCGGCCTCGGAGAACGAGGCATGAGGGCCGCCGCGCTGTTCGCCCTGCTGCTGCTCGCCGCCTGCGCGCCGCCGCAGAAGGAAGGCCCCGACTTCTGGAGCGGGGTTGCCGGTCACATGAAGGAGCACCGCCAATGACACAGGAACAGGTCGCCGGCCTCGTCCGGACCCTTCTGGCCTCGGCCGGCGGGTACTTCGTCGGCAAGGGCTACATCTCCAGCGACAACCTCTCGGCTCTGGCCGGCCTCATCGGCCCGCTGATCGCCGCGGTGTGGTCGTTCAGGGCCAAGGCCGCGAAGTGATGCGCGCCGCCATCGTTGTCGGCCTGGCCGCCCTTGCGCTCGCGGGGTGCCAGACCACCAAGCCGGCCGACCCGAAGGCCGTTCCAGTCGCCCCGGTGGACGCCAAGATCCACGCGGTGTCGACCGAGCTGGCCGGTTACTGCGGCACGGCCAAGGCTCTCCTGCCGGTGATCGGCGCGCTGGCCGGGTCGAAGCCCGCCATCGTCAAGGTCGTGGCCAGTGGCAACATCGCGGTCGCCCGCTTCTGCGAGAGCCCTCCCGACGACGTGAACGAGGCCATCATGACCATGGCGCGGATCGCCGCCGATCTGGTCACGGTCTGGCGGTCGGGGGCGTGAACTGGTGCCGGGGCTGATCGACGACACCGCCATGGCTGCGACCGGGTACAAGGCCGGCTCCATGATCGCCATGGCTGGCGGTGCAACAGCCGCCGGTCTCCTGATGCAGGGGCCAATGTGGTCCCGCATCACGGCTGGCGTGATCGGTGGCCTGCTCGCCTTCGTGGCCACCCCCCTGATCGCCCCCATTGTCGAGCAGGCCTTCGTGGCGCTCTACGGCCTCGCCAACGTTCCCGCATCGAGCCTTCCAAGGGGGAGCGTCGAGGGCGTCACAGGCTTTGGCGTGGCCCTGACGGGCATCGACCTGTGCCGCTGGCTGATCGAGCGCGTCAAGGGCCTGCTGGCGACCCTGAAGCTGCCGTGGCGTCGGAAATGAAGGCCCCGCAGCCGCCTCTCCGGGTGCTCGTCGCGAACGCTCTCTGCCGCGCCTCTGCGACGTCCAACCGTGCAGACTGCCCTTTCTGCGACGACAAGGGCCGCTGCACCCCGACGATGGCTAGCACCTTCTACGGTGAGGCTGACGCGGTTCTGGCGGCTCTCTCTGCCGCCGGGCACCTGAAGCCCCCCAGCGCACTCCCGGGGCTTGGCGCATGAAGGCCGGGTGGTGGCTGCTCTACCTGCTGTCCGCCGCCTTGCTCGTCGCCTTCATGCTGAACGCGAAGGCCCATTCCTGGTACGACTTCGATTGCTGTTCGGACAACGACTGCGCGCCACTCTCGCCTGACGACGTGGCGACGACGCCGCAGGGCTATCGGATCAAGGGGACATGGACGGTGCCCTACAGCGCCCCGCAGATCAGGCCGTCGCGCGATCACGACTACCACCTTTGCGAGTACCCTAAGGGCACCGTCCGCTGCCTCTACGTGCCCGCTGGCGGGGTCTGAACCAGTAGCGCCTCTATCCCCTTCCTGATCCGCCGTGCGGTGTCCCGCGCGGCCCGCGCCCCGGTGAAGCCGGCAACAACCATCTTGTCGTGCTGGTGCTCCTCCTGCTCCGCGATCTTGATCGCCGCGCGCAGCAGGGCGGCGACGTCCAACGCCTTGGTTTCCATCGTTCTCTCCTGTTGAAGGAGGAACGCGGCTGAGGAAATTCAACGACTTAGCCCAGACTACGAATCTGGGGGTCAGAGGTTCGAATCCTTTCGGGCGCGCCAACAATTCCAACGGTTTGACCACTGTTAGCTAGTATGCGCGTTCCCGCCGCGTTCCCGGCTCACGTTCCCGGATGTTGCCGGGGTGTTCACTTCCGCTTCCGACGCTCCGCCCGAAGGTCCGCCACTCGGCTCGTCTGCTCGATGGCCCCACGGTTGTAGCGCATGCTGGTCGCGATCTGGGTATGGGTCGCGGCCTTCATCACGTCCGCAGGGGCCGCGCCAGCCTCGTAGGCCTCCGAGATCGCCCCTGCCCGGCTGTCCATGTTCCAGAGCCCCTTGGGCAGGCCTGCCGCGTCTGCAATGGCCCTCCAGAGCCCGGAGAACTGCCTTCGCCTGTACGGGGCTCCTGTGGCCTCGCAGAGCACCACGGGGCCGACGCGCCGGTCGGCGGGCACCAGGGCCAGCTCGGCCAGCACCTCGGGGTAGCGCCGAAGGTCGTGCTCCGCGATCTGCGACCCGTTCGACTTCGACGTGGGCTTGCGCAGGATCATCTGGCCGTCGATGTGCGACCAGGTGAGGCCGGTAGCCCACCTCTCCTCCACCCATTCCCCGATCACGTCCCGCTGCCGCAACCCCAGTTCGAACTGGAGGGCCATGGCGAGGGCGAGGCTATGGTGGCCCAGCTCGTGCGCCTTCGCCCGGAACACCCGTGCCTGCTCGAACGTCATGCGGGATGAGCGCTTGCCTGGCTGGTCGAACTGCATGGCCGACAGCACGTCCTTCAGGTCGCGGCAGTCCCGGTCGCGCAGGCTGGTGCCATAGGCCACGGCGATCCGCAGGAGTTGCACGCACCCATAGGCCCTGCGTGGGTTCGCCAGCACGCCCGCATCATCTGCCCGGCCCCAGTTCTTCCACCAGCGCCGGATGTCCGGCCCGGCGACGGCCGCGATGTGCCGCTCCCCGACCGTCGCCCGGATGATGGCAAGGCTTTCGTCATAGGACTTGCGCGTCGAGGGCCGCACGTCCCGGTAGGGGCTGTCCTCGTCCGTCTGGTAGCGGTCCACAACCCACGCGATGGTTCCGGGCTTTGCCGTCGCTGCCCGGCGAGGGCCGTTGGCCAGCCAGTCCAGCATTTCGGCCTGGAGAACGCGGGCATGGGCTGCCATCTCGAGACGGCCTTCCGGGGTGTCTGGGTAGTCGAGCCGGACCGTGCGGGGCTCGTAGCTGGTGGCGGTGGCCACCCAGTACCAGGCCGTCGATCCGTCAGCGCGCCGCCTGCGTTTGACGCCGGGCGCGGATGGGTGGGTCATTGAACCTCTCCTCTCCGTCTGTGGTGGGGGACGGCCCATGCTCGCGCAGGCCAGCCCGCCTGTCGAGGAAAGCCCGCACGGCCGGCCAGTAGCGGCGTCCGGTATGAGGGTCGGCGAGCGGCAGGCCCTGCCTTTCCCACACGCGCGAGATCCCAGCCCACTGCTCCGCCGCATCACGGCGCTGGCCGAACAGCTCGCGGGCGATCTCCGCCTCTGTGGGGTAGAGCGGGGGCATGGTCAGCCTGCTACGTCAGAGGGACGGAGGACGGTCATTACATCTCCTCCGGTTCATGCGCAGCAGGACGGGCTGCCGCGTGCTCTACTTCGAAGCTGATCGCGGCGACCCACGGGTTGGCGTCCCAAGAGCCGGGGCCGTTGATGTGGCTCCAAAGCTCGCGGAAATTCTCAACCGAAGTGCGGTTGTCATAGATGTGCGAGCCGGAGGCATCGCCGTGACGATTGATCGACGCGACGGCCCATTCGGGCGGGTCGCCCATGAAGTCGCCCCATGTCTGGACGATCCCCTCCGCCATAGCGTCGTCGCGGCTGATGTCCTGCAACCGCTGCACCCTGACCTCGGTCACGGCGAGGGTGATGCGCGAGGCCCAGCGGGGCATGTGGATCGAGGGGCGATAGCGGAGCTCGGCCAAGATCTCGGAGTCACACTCCGTCGCCCGGTAGGATAGGTGATCGTCAGGAAGGTCTTTCGGCCGCTCCTTCGGGATCGCGCGCATGTATTCGTAGTGGTTGATCCCCCACGCCTCCCGCACCCACAAGCGGTCGCCGGGCGCGTAGAGCGGATAAATTCGATGCCGCGTCTCACCCTCGGGGTAGGCCACCTTAAGGTACGGGCCCGGGTTCCCGGCCGGAGACGGGCCGGGGTCAACGAAGGCGTCATTCCAGTCGTGCGTTCCCCACTTCGGCTGGCCGCCCCACGGGGCGCCATCCCGATAGGTATTTCGGGTGGACAGCACGCGCCGCGTCTGCGTCTTCCGCCCCTCCAGGAGGGCGCGGACCATGGGCGCGGAAAAGATGATGGGGCGCTCGGTCACGGCTTGCTCTCCGGTTCATGCACAGCGTCTGCGGCAGCCCGCTCCAGCCCAAGGGCAGATCGAAGTCGCTTCCACTCCGCTGCCACCGCCCCGCAATCGCAAAGGAGTCCCGGCCCACTTAACCGGCTCCATCCGGGCACGGACGAGCATCGTGGGTGATGGGTAAGCTTCTCTCCCCGGTCCTTTTGGATTGCCCATGCGGTCGGGAAGTCCGGGTAATCGGGGCACTTCGCCATGTGCGCGTAGATTGATGCGTCGCTCATGATGCGCCATTCATCCCAAGGGCAGCGCGGAGGCAGGCTTCGGCTTCGGCGGTATAGAACCGCCGCGCACGGGCCTCGCGCTTCCATACGTCGCTTGGCGTCATTCCGTAGTCGCCATTCCGGTGATTGTATCCGCAGATCGCCCTCGCCCCCCTCTCCACCATCTCAGCCCATACGGGTTCGGGGATGGGAGGGACGGCGGAGATCAACGCCCGCATGTTCTTCACGTCTACGATTGAAACAGACGCCCAGCCCCCTCCCTCGACCGGCACCAGCACCCATCGTTCGCTCATGGCGCGTCCTCCGGTGCGGTTGGGAGAGGCATCCAGTGGGTGGGCTTGCACAGGTCGAACTCCTCCGCGCCTTGGTCGGCAAGATTCCACCCCCATATCGGAACGTGGGAAGTCTTGCCCCACTGAATGAATCGAACCTCCCCATCAACGAAACCGAGAATGCGGCAGCCCTTCGGAGCCGTCTCTATCGGCCTCCACCCTCTCACCCCGTCGAGCGCGGCGATGGCGGCGCGGGCGGCATCGGTGCTTTCCTCGCGGCATTCTTCGCTCGCGTCGAAGAACTCCACGCCCTCGATGGTCAACCAGTAAATGACGCGGCTGATCGCCCGCGCGACAGCTTCAACCTCTGCATCGTTGCTCACTTGAGCGCCTCCTTGGCTCGATGCCACACGAACGGCCACCCATAATGCAGAGGGGCGTCGGCGCTGACGGTGTGGGTTCCAGCGTGGTTCTTGATGTCCGAAAGCGCCTTCCTCAGCCGCTTGATCTCCGCAGCCTGCTGGTCGATGAGGTCTGCGGCGGCGAGAACGTCCGTGCGCACAATCCAGGCGCTCGGCCAGCCATCGGCTCGCGCCCGCAGCCTCGCGCTCAGGTCATTTGGCATCGTGGGGCTCCACTGCCTCATACGTCGCGGCGAAAATGTCGGGCTTGCACGGGTAGAACTCGCCCTTCACACCCCTGATGATCCAGTCGCCGTGCCGGGCGATGTGCTCGCCTTCCAGCGTCGGAATTGTCAGTTCGATCCACCCCGAGGCGTCGGCCCGCTCCCCGCATGTGTCCGAATATTGCTCGCTCGTTCGGCCGGGATTGTGAGGCCCAATCACGTCGCCAAGGAAGTCGCAGACCTCGTTCCAGTTGAGCCAACGCAACTGGACGGCTTCGATAACGACGGGCTTCTTCCTGAACTTCGGCATTACTTGGGCTCCTTCGTGCGCAGAGAGAGGATGGCGTCCTGTAAGGCTCGGCGGGCGCGGGTCGTGATCCCGTAGCCAAACAGTTTCTCCGCCGCCTCCTCCAGCGCGCGGTTCCCAGCCAGTGTCCGCGAAAATAGCGGCTTCCGGCATGGGACCGATCTCGCCCCGCGCCGCCATCAGGGCCAGCGTGGTGGACTGAACGCCGGCGCCGAGGCTGATGATGCGCAGGACGGCCATCACGCCGCCTCGCCCTGGATCGCATCGCCGGCCGGGGTCAACTGCGCGAGGGGGAGCACTGGCACGCCGGGGATGCTGGTCGGCACAAGCGCCCGCTCCACCGCCTCCACGCCCTTCTGCCGCGCCAGGTCTGCGGCCACCTGATCGGCTCCCCCACCTCCCTCTGCGACGTAGTGAGCAAGCCGGTTCACCTTGGCCCGGAGATCCACCAGCCGGCCCACCGTCGCCTTGCTGTGGTCCTCGATCATGTGAACGAGGGCCGTGGCCTCCTTCTGGACGGACTCGATCTCCGCGCTGCAGGCGAAGATGATCTCGTTCAGCCGGTTCAGGGCCTCGGTCTGGTGCCCGGCCAGCAGCTCGGTGAAGGCGCGGCTAGCGTCGATCGCGCGTCTCATGGTCAATCCTCAGTTCGTCAGGTTGAGCGCAGGGCCGGCCATGCCGCAGTAGCCCCTCAGGCCGTCAGCGCAGGGCCGCCACGCCATGCAGCGGTTGGCGATGCACCGGGCGGACGACGGGTTGTCCATGGCCTCCACGGTCGGCCCTGCAGGCCCCACGCCACGGTTGCCCACGCCCACCGGCAACTGCCCCTGCGGGGTCGCCAGGATCAGCGGGAATGCGGCCATGGGGCACCACTTGGCCCGGGCCTCTTCAGCGGTCAGCAGCATTGAACTCGTCCTCGGTTGGCAGTGCGTCAATCTCGGCGGCCTTCGCCTTCCAGCCGGCTAGGTTGTCCTGCAGGGCGTGCTTCTCAGGCTTCGTCAGCCGGCCCCAGAACGCCTGCAGGACGGCCGTCCCGCGCTCGGCCGCGTCCGCACCCTCCGTCGCAAGAGCAAGGAGCCGGGCGGCCTCCGCTGCATCCACCGCATCAGGTGCGGAGGCCGCCCGCTCACCCCCGGCGGCGATGGCTGAACCGCCGGGTGTCTCGCCACGGGCCCACGCGGCAAGCGCTCTCCCCGTCTCTTCGCTCAACGGTCGGTCGAGCGGGACGGCATCTCTATGCTGGGCCTGCAACTTGATCGGGATCGGGACGCCAGGGTGTGTGGGCGTCAGGATCGCTGAAAGGGTAAGCTCGTAAGGGAAACGACGTTCGCAGATCGGCACCCACCGTTCCTCCACGGGGAGGTCCTTCGGCTGGATGATCACGGTCTTCTTCCGGCCGCGGTCGTCCTCGATCTGCTCCATGCGGATCTTCTCGTCCGCGCGCATGCAGATGATAAGGTGCGCCCGGGATTGCAGCAGACGGGACACCAGGCGCTTGTGGCGCATCTTCGGCTCGCGCCAGCCGCCGACCGACAGCCGGTCCCGCGTGCGGGCTTCGTCGAATGCCCAGCTCCCGTTGTGCGACTTGCGTGCCTGCTCCACCTGGGCGTCGACGATGGCGTCGTGAATGTCGTGCAGCCCGCCGTCGCCCTCGAACTCGTGCGTGAAGCTGTCGATCACGATCACCTCGAACCCCTGCGCGTCGGCCGCCTCGATGGCATCGCGGTAGGCGTCCGGCGAGAACGGCGGCTTCAGGTCACCGTGCTTGAAGCCGAACCTGTCCGGCCCGGGCTTCTCTCCCTTGGCAGGGGCGTAGTGCAGCGCGCGGCCGGCCTCCGTGTCGATGAAGGCGATCCGGCTGTCGTCGCCTCCGGCGAGGCCCCTGGCGAGCTTCAGGGCGCTGAGGGTCTTCCCACTTCCGGAGGCGCCAGCCAGCCCTATCAGGAGGCCGACGCGCTCACGGGCTGCTGGGGCGAATGAAAAGCTCATGGCATGTCCTCCAGCCCGGCTTCCTCTTCACGGAGGCGCCGATCTTCCTCGCGGGTCTCGCGCTCCTCGTCAGGGTCGCGCTCTTCCCGCTCCTCTTCCGGTCGTTCCTCGCAGCCGCACGGCTCCCATGTGCCGATGGCGCGGTTCCACACGGCGCCGGTGCCGTGACAGTGGCGGCAGGGGGCAGTCATTCGGCAGCCGACAACGTGATCGTCTCGGTGACGCCAAGCCCGATGGCTGAAAACCGGTCCATGTTCATTTGGGCGGCCACAATCTCGATTTTCACCGTGTCGATGATGTTCTTCGCCAAGTAGGCCCGAGTCCTGGCCTCGCTTATGCTGATATTCCCTGCGCGCAGGGAATTGAGGTCGCGGATCAGGCCGGCTCGAATATCAGCCGTGGTCTTAGTCGTGGGCGCGGACATAGGCGCTCATCCTCTGTTGCATGGTTTTCCCGAACCGATAGATGGTCGTTGCCAGCTTCTCGGGGCTCATATCTGTGATCTGCGGGAACTCTTTTCTCAGCCCCAGACATTCGGGGCATAGAACGTCTTGCTTTGGCGTTGTGTCTTGCTGCCACCAGTCTTGGTCGAATTCTTTAGACCCGCACCACGGGCACGAGAAATCCAACTGGGCTGCAACACCCCTGAAAACAACGAACGGGTCATACACCTTCGTGTAGACATGAGCTTCGTGTGTGAACTTCATGCTGCTATCGATCAGGCATGCAGCTCTACGTTTAACGCGGTGCGGGAACCTCGGCGCGACACCGACGAACGCCCTTGCATAAGTCCCATATCTTCTGACCGCGCGGCGTACGTCCTGCCCTGGGTTTGATGAAAACCCAGGCTGCCGCCTAATGTATCGGTAGACATCGCCAGCCATCCATAGGTCGTTGTAGGCATAGCTCTTCCCACGACAGTACGGCCAATCCTCCAACAGCCTTTCAGCTCTCTGCGGAGCCTGCGAATTTGCAAAGCCGCGCCATTCCGCGATCTCGCGTTCCTCCAAACGCTCCGTCATCACACCGCCTCCACGACTTCCTTGGCCGGCGCTGGCGGGGTCCACGGCGCGAGGGCCAGGAACGGGTCCATGCCCTGCGTGCGCATGTCCTCCTCGCGCAGCTCGCGCTCCAGCCAGGAGTTCTCAGCCCATGCCGGGAACTCGGCCCGCACGATGTGGCGCGGGTAGCCCGGCCAGACGCCCGTGCGCAGGCAGTGCTCCCAGAGGCCGAAGGCGAACGCGACCTTCTTCCGGCCGATGGCGAGGCCGGTGCTGTCCAGCTCGGCCACGGTGACGAGGTGCGGGGCCTCGGTCTCGACGAAGATCCAGCGGAAGGTGAGCCGGCCGGCCAACTCGGGCCGCAGGGCGAGAATGCCGCGCTCGTAGTGCGCCGCGCTCACGTCGTAGCCCATGTTCACGATGGTGCGGCTGACGGCCTGAGGCGCGACGGACTGCCCGCTGGTCTTGATGTCCCAGATGACGGCGTGGTCGCCATGGTCCTCGAACCAGTCGACCATGAGCCTGCCGTACACCCCCGTCATGTCCTGCCACACGCCCACGACCTCGGCCGCGCCGTGGACGCCGAAGCCGGAGCAGCCGTCGACCTTGCCGAGCTGGTCGCTGACGGCGGCGACGGTGTTCGCGGCGGTGGCAAGGTCGGGACGGAGGATTGGCTGCTTGCCGGCGGCGTAGGCGGCCTCGCGGGCGGCCTTGGCGTCCTTGGACCGGTAGTCGTCGGCGTCGATGGGCACCACCTCGGCGCCGCGCTGGAGGAGCATCTTGTGCACCACCGTGCCGATCTCCATGGCGCGGGTGTTGTCGCGCTCCTCCTTCGTGCCGCCGAGGCGGGGGTGAGCGTGCCAGGCATGGCGCGGCGACTGCTCGATGAGGATCTTGGCGACGGACGACGACAGCGACGGCTGCTCGGCAGGGTCCTGGTGGTAGACATCCTCGGGGATGTCGAAGTGCAGGCCGGGCTGGAGGATCACGGG